TTCTTCTATTTGATTTCTTTCTTCTTCTACATCGATGGTGTTTATACAATCATTGTAAGGCTTTTTGGCTTATTTACTATGGTTTTTAAGTGTTTGTTACTAATTTGTTACTAGTTGAGCGTTTTTTTATGATAATTTCAAAAAAAGTTAAATATGTATAACATACTTATTGACAATATGTATTACATAGTATATAATATACTTGTAAAGAAAGAGAGGTAAACAAGATGAAAGAATTCGAATGGTACGGAATTAGAGCTGATGACAAAAAAATATGAAATCGGTGAAATCTGTGAATTGTCTCACAATTGGTGTCAAGATGATCCTGAAGACGGAAGTGAATACAACAAAGAACTTGGGCTTTGGGATGGTGGTGAACTTGACGGAACATGTGCCATTAACTGTACAGATGATTTAGAAAATTTAGATGAAGTTATTGAATTTGTAAAAAGAACTTATTTAGCAACTCACATTTATTTAATTGGTAGCAACGTATGCTACGGTGGCAATGATGCAAATGAAATAATTATGGTAGATGCAGAAGTTTTAAAAGAGTTTTAAAGGATGAATAAACATGGTAAGTGAAGCACAGAAGCGTAACGCTGCAAGGTATCAAGCGGCTAACACAAAAATGATTACTATAAGAGTCAATAAGAAGCTTGAGCCAGAGCTTCTTGAATGGATTGAGTCCAAAAGCAGTAAGTCGAAGTATATTTTGGATCTGATTCGAGATGATATGAGGAAAAATAAATAAAATATGTATTACATACTATTGACAATATGTTATACATAGTATATAATACAAGTGTAGTAAGAAAAAGGAAAAAGGAGAACAGAAAAATGAAACCAACAACAGAAGAACTTAAAAATTTAATAGAGTTAACAAATGAACGTATACAAGACTTATTAAAAGCACATGAATTTGTCGGATGTAGCATGAGTTACAGAAGATTAAAAAGATTAGAAAGCGAAGCCAAGAACTTAAAAGACAAGTTCATTGATAATGAACCAGAAAACATGCTAATCAGAGAAATTGAAGAAATAAACTTTGATTTAAGTCTAATCAATGATTTTTATTACAATAAGAATATAAAGCTTTACGATTATGTTGCAGATGTTTATGCAATGAGAAGCAAGAAAAAGTAAGCAAATAAAAAAGGACAGGCATAAAAACCTGTCCTTTTAAAATAGCAGAAACAAAGATTGTCTACTAAACTTAACTATACAACTATCATTTTAATATTTGTTTCTTAGATTGTCAATGTTTCTATATTACATCTTAGTTCCTCGTAGCAACCAATCCCATGTATTAGTTCCAACGATTCCATCCTGTCTTAATCCTCTATTCTTCTGAAATACTTTCACGGCTTTTTCAGTGCCTCCTCCAAAAATACCATCTGTTGAAATATGAAAGCCTACGCTATTCAATCTTTCTTGAATTAATTTTGTGATGTTTCCCTTTGCTCCTCTTTTAACTGTTACACAAGCATCTAAAGTTTTCGGACCTCTTAGCCCATCAACATTCAAACCTTTATGAAACTGATTATTTAATTCTGTCTGTAGTCTTGCTACCCAACCATCATAATTTAATTTAGTTGTATTGTTATTTGTTGCTGGTGTTGGTGTAGGCATAGGTTTTGGTACTTCTGTATGAGTAACATTATTTACTGTAGCATTTAGAATACCTTCAACAATTGCTTTAGCACATTTATCACTATTCCATTTTACTTTATCAACTGCATTATCAACAAAACAACATTCAACTAAAAGACTTGGACTTTTTGTCTTTCTCAACACATATAACTTTGTAGATGTTTTAACACCTCTATTTCTAATACCTAGGGTGTTAGAAATGTTCTTGGCGATTCTATCAGCTTCATCTTTGGCTTTTGAACTATCACTATAGATATATACCTCTGTGCCTGTACCACCCCCAGCGTTTAAGTGGATTGATACATCTAAGTCAACCCTATGATCATTACACTTACTTACAATTGCTTTAAGATTTGAATTCTGGTCTTTTCCATTGTCATCTGTACAGTCATATACTTTATGTCCGTTTGCTCTTAATAACTCAATTACTTTGTTTTTAACTTTTCTATCTTCATTGACTTCGTCTAATAATCCACTTGCTCCACGACATTTTAAACTATGTCCACCATGTACATTAATAATCATCGTTAATCCTCCTCAAAGTATGCACCAATACCATAATTTGACGCACACATATATTCGATTCTGCATCCTCGTGCAGTATTCCAGCCTTTTAAAAAGTAAGCCACATCTGCAGTTGATAATAATTTAATAGATTCCCCAAGAGACCACAAAGGAGTGCCTTCGCCATCAATAAAACTATCAATGATCTCTACATCATCACCATAGAGACTTTTAATTTTTTTGATAGCCTTCTCTCTATTGGATTTGATTTCTTTTTCCGATAAGCCTTTCATAGGTTGCGAAATAAAAATTTTCATCTTTTAATCCTCTACTTTTCTAGATGACTGATTCTTTTTTCGTGGTCGTCTAATTCCTTCGCATGTGCATCTAATCTTGCATCCTGTCTTCTGTTGTCGGTTGCAAGATAGTCTAATGCTGTAGTCAATTTAGTAATGCTATTGTTTAGTTTAATAACAGGAGTCATCACTCCGATTAGCGCCCCAACACCGATAATTACGGTGTATACTGCCTGTGCTTCAGTCATTTAAGCACCTTCTCTCTCGCCTTCTACAAATCTAGTGAAGGCTTGATGTAATCCTGTTGACGCTAAGCCCATCAATGCTCCATAAACAATCGAATTGACAGATACACCACTTACAATAGCGTTAAGAACTGCACCAACAACTGCTAGAATTGTAGGAATGTACTTATTTGGCACTCTGTCAAAAGATGTCTTGATAATGTAGCCAACAACTAGACAAGCAACCATCACCACTAAAACGAAATACTGTGTTAAACTTGTAAAATCCATAATTATTTACCTCCTGCAAGGTCTTCACGACCTCTTCTTATTAATTCCTGTTTAACCTTCTCCCTAATTCTCAAAGGCACATCGTCAATAGTCTTTAATCCTTTGATAATTAAATCGGCATAAATTTTATGCATTCTTATCACCTACACTTTCATATAAATCGCATAAAGCCATCTGTAACTCTGTTACATTTCTTTCTGTTTCTGTCAAGCGTTCCTCAATTGTTGGCTCTTGTACAGGTTCATTGTCCTCATATTTCGCCCACTCATAATGCTCATAAATGTTGTTATCATCTTCTGTATAAGTAGTTTTTACAACATATGAGCCTTCTACAGCATTAGTATCATGTACTAACTCTTTATAGCCTAACTGCTTTAATACATCATTATTATTAATGTATGTAGTACCATCAATAACTACGCTTTTTGGCGCTTTGGTTAAAATACCGTCTTGTAATTTATATAACATGTTTTTATCACCTCGTTTATTTTAATCTTTTGCAATAATATTTACTGTCATGCTCAGGTCTCCAAACATCAACATTTACTCTGATATAAGCCGTCTCTTCTTCTAGTGGAAAACTTGTACCATTTCCGAATTGTCCTGTTCCTGTGGTTTCCACAACTTTAAAATACTTTTGTTTGCTGATGCATTGTTTATTAATATCATATCTATGTACCTGTATATTGTGCTGATAAGATACATTAATTTCAAATGTCATCGCATCGGTACAAGGTATATAGTCTGATATTTCATAATTTGCCCAACTTTCAACAACTCCATTTGCATTGAACAGTCCTTTTTCTCGACCGTAAATAGGAATTAAGTCTATATTTATAGTTGGCACATCATCTTCCTTTCTTTTCAAGAGTTCAAATCGTCTTCTAAGGAGGAATTCTGTACCCCTATGTTCTGCCAAATCCATGTTATCTTAACCTCACAATCGCACTCGTACCAAGTATATTTACTTCGTATGTGCCTGTAGTTACATCATCGCTATTGCTCAACGTACACCCTGTAAGTGTCAAAGCGGTAGGAGTAGAACCACTCGTGAACTCAAACCCACAAATAAACATCTTATCTGTTCCGACTGTCCCCAAAGTGATTGTTAAACTGCTCATAGTTGGGAATACATGATATTCTCCGCTATTAATAGTGACAGATGTATCACTAGCAGTATGAGTTACTTTTTTAACTCCTAGGTCTGTAGTATTGGCTTTCTTATCAAGTTCAGTTTTAATAATTTTATTCTGAACAGGGTTTGTACTAGTAGCACTTAATGCACTATCTACAGTAATAGATGTTCCTGTTCCACCCGTTGGAATATCTATATTTCCTGTTCCTGTAATGCTTTGGTTGTTTATTGTCTTAAACTGAGTAGGCACATTGTCAATCTTATTTTTCTGCGCTCTAGTTACTGTAACGTGGCTGTCATCTTCTGCTAACTGTGATAATCTAGTAGGTACTACAATATCGGCAATCATGCTATCAATTTCGTTTTTGGTGTAGAAACCTTTTTCTGCTACTTTTGTAGCGATAGTATTAATCTGAGCATCTGTGATATTTAGATTTTCAATCTTGGATTTTAATTCTTCTAAAACAGATGGATATAATTCTTCTATTGCCTTATCAGCATGAGAATGAGAACCGACTAGTGCTGTAATATCTTCACTTCCCCATGATTTAACCGCAACGTGTGAACTATCGAACTTTTGACCGCACAAGTTGAAAACGGCTTTTCCACTTGCTTCAAAAATTGTGCCTTTCAATAGTGCAGTGATGATGTAAAAGCCACCTTCTTCTCTACAGTCACAGTCTATTTTATCAGGAGTTCCTTTGGCTGATATAGTATTAACACTAAAAGTTAAGTCTGTTAAATCTGTAATGTCGGACTTTTTCTGGACCATAAATGTTATAGTCTTACAAGAATTATCATTCATTACACCTAAATTAAAATTAACAGGTAGCGTTACCGCTCTAGAATCAATATCAACATTAATGATGTTTTGAGTATCCATTTAAGCACCTCCTTTTTTTAAGCATATGAGTAAATAAATGAACCACAAACATATGCAGTACTTACGTTTGCACTGCCATGCATTGACGTTAGTGTCCAATGATTTGCGGTCATGTCGTTAGTTTTTGGATAAAAACGTAAAGTAAGGTCTGTACTCTGAGTCTGTACAGGTATGAATAAATTAATTTTTGGCGCTTTATCCATTGGGAATCCGTCCCACATAAAGCCCATAGTGTTTCCGACAATAGTATTAGTAATATTGCCGTCCCAATTTAATTCCACGAGTTTTGATGATTCGTTATATCTATACTTCAATGTAATACCGCAACCGTTCTTCCCACAACTTTTCCATGCACTCCATGTGTTTAGATTATTAAAATTGTTAATCTGTGTTTTTAGTTCTTGCAATTCTTTTTCAAAACGCTCTTGTGAGCCTGTTGATGTTACATAGCCACAATACCATGGATCGCTGCGTACATCAGAAATATTGCCTTGAACTAGTTTTGTAACTCCTTGACCAATTGAAACAACAGCCAAAAATAACTGATATGTCGAACTTGTTCTAACTGGTGTCGGCCATTTTGAATCACTGCCACCTTTTACGATTTTTAAATAAAATTGACGGTCCGTTAAATTAAACTCGATACATACTGCATCATATCGTGTATATGTACCACTTGCTGAATCAATTGATAAAGTCTTTTCTTCTTCTAAAGGATAAAATGCTCCATTAATTGAAGCGTTTCCTGTTGCTACAGTTAACTGCATCGAATTGTTTGCAGTCGTTAAAAAGTCATTTTGTGTAAAAATTCCATTTGTGAAAAAGCTTTTAAACATTTTTCTCCATGAGGAACTGGACATAGTTCTATCATGATTTAGAGAATCAAATGGAAATCCTAAATTATCTGTTGCCATTTATAAGTTATCACTCCAATCTATTGTTGATGGAAGCGGTGTTCCTAATGTTGGAGTTGCCACCATTCTTCCATGCTCGTATGTTTCTTGAACTGTTACAACTCGTTCACTTGTATGAATACCCCAATTTTCTAATTTAGTTGTTACAATGTCGCCCAAATCATAATCAATCAAATATTTATAATTGCTATCTGTGCTATCTTCTTTTTCTAGCGACTGCACCAAAGTGTTAGAATTGAGTGTGCTATCACCGCGCTGAATCAAGGCATTTCTATATTCTGTATCTGTTAACTTATCTTTTTCGATATCAGAACCATTGATAAAAATCTCTCGTCTTTCTAATCCTGTTGATGAAACGCTTCCTGTAATTTCAACCTGTCGGTTAGTACCTTCTCCCTGTCCGCCTACATAACAGACATTGCTATAATTTTGAGAATTGGAAGTAAAAGAAGCTTTTATGATGTCGCCGTCTTTTTGAGAAAAAATAACACGTGATCTTTCTCTCTGATTTTCTGACCTATCAATTCCCTTATAAGTTTCAAAAATCAACTTTTTAGAATCAAAATCAGGCCTTAAACGAAAGCCAATATTAGAAGCCTGTGAAAGTTTTGAAAGATATGTAAGAGTATTTTTGTATGTCGCTTGAAATTGGATTCTTTCAGAAAAACCATTTAAAACTCCTAATTCTACATTTGGAATATCTGCAAGTGTGACAAGTTGTCTCATTGCATCTTCTACTTTGCCGTTAAAATTAAACGTTCCTTTTATAAGCCTTCTGGAAAAATAACTTTCTGCGAATCTACCTGTCACCTTGATTTCACTTGAGTTATATCCTTCTTCAATTACAATGTTTTCGATAACTCCACACTCTTTTTTGCCTTTTAAATAAACTAGATTTTCTAATTTTAAGATTTCCAAAGCATCTGCATTTATAGGCATATGGATTTCGAAATCTCCACAAGATGTATAATTTCTAGTCCAGATGATTGATGTAGCACCTTCAATGATTCCTAAAAGCATCATGTCACTGTTATATATTTTTAGCTGCATAGCACTACACCTCTAAATAATTATTTTTGTATGAGATCGTAACGTTTAAATTATCAGCACCACTCTTTGCTGCGTAGCTTAAATGGTTGACACCTGTTTGTAGTCTTAAAAAAGAAGAATCAGAAGTTAAATATTGATTTATATTTTCTTTTGAGCCGTCGCTTTTTATTAATCTAACAAAGCAGTTTCTAACTTGTGTTGTTATTTCAACTTTTTGGTTTGCTTCTAAAATGAAATCCATTGAACCATTAATGCCTAACATGAGCGTCTCGCCTGTTTCCTCAAGCGATAAAGAAGGATTGACTACTTTTCCATTTGCTTCTAATAAGATAGTCATTCCTGTTTCTGCTCCGTTTTCGTTTAATATTTCAATATTTTGAGTTTTAACAATTTTAGATATTTCTTCATCAACAAAATCATGAGGGAATTCAAAAAGCGAATCAATATAGGACATTGCGATATTATTGTCTTCTAAATCTGTGAAGTAAGGATTAGGACAGATTAAAGAGATCTGATGTGTTCTTTTTTTGAATGTTCCATCAGTTCCACTTACTTTTTCAACAATATAATCAATTTTTCTTTTGTGGATGCCGTCATCATAGACTAGAGTTCCACCACAAGAAAAAACTTTATCAAGCAATTCCCTATTTTTAGCAAACATATCAATATCAAGAACAGTTAACACTATATTTCTTTCTTTTAGTTGTCTGCCAACAAAAGTCGAGCCGTCAACATTACCATTTGTGACAGTAGTCACGCTGTATTCAGCATTGTATAATCCATCCGCATCAATCAAAAGAAAAGGAGATATAGAAGTTTCATCAAAGACAATTGAATAACCTTTTTTATTTGTGCAAGTTAATGTTCTATACTCTTTCGTCATTCTTCTATGCTCCTTTCAATTTCAAAATAAGTTCTCTAGTTGCATTCTTTGTCTGTCTCGCTGTTTCTGAAGCATCTAGCGCTTTTGGACTGTTCACATTGATGGTCTGATAGACATTTCCATTTCTTTCTGATGAGCTATTTGATCTCATTGATGCACCACTAAATTCTTCATTATCCATCTGGATTTTAACTTCTTTAAAAATTCCTAAAGAGTCAAAAGCATCACTGCCATCAATTCGCATTTCATCAAGAATCATGTTTTTGAAGTCTAAAATGTTAGATTTAACAAATTTGAATGAGTCTAAGAGACCAAGACCAAGGCCTTGACCAACAAATGGTCCGACTTCTTTTCTCATGATTGTAGAAGGAGAGTGGATGCCAAGGAATCCTTTAAAGCTTTTGACGATACCGCCGGCAAAGTCTCCAATCTTCTTAGTAATCCAACCACCCATGTTCCAAATACCCTTCCAGATACCTTCAACGATATTTTTACCGATTGATAGCATTTTCGAAGGAAGTGAAGCAATCGCTTTTACAATGATGTCAAAAATATTTTTAGCTGCACCTCCTAAAGCACCGAATAATGATTTAATTCCACTTACTAATCCACTGATACCTTTACCACCAAGCGCACGCAGTCTTTCTGGAAGCATTAGAATATTGATTAATACAGTATCTAATGCATCTTTTCCTGTACCCTTCAGGAATCCAAACAGTGCCTTGATACCATTTCCAAGGCCCTTAATGGCCATTTTGCCCAAATTAAGCCAGTTGAACGCTGACCACACATCAACGATAGCACCTATAATTTTAGGAATATTTGCGATTAATGTAGGTATTGCCTGAATCAATCCGAGCGCTAATTTACCGATTAATTTTACACCACAAACCAAAATAGTTGGAGCATTGTCATTGATGATATTAGCAAATGTGCTGATAATTGTTGGAATTTTCGCAATCATTACAGGCAATGCACTAATGATGCCATCAGCCAACTTATTTAATAATTCAAACCCACTTTTTATAAACTGCGGTGCTTGTGCTGCAATGTCGCTTGCGAATTTTTGGACAGCGTTAAGAATTCCTGGCATGTTATTAAAAGACTCAGCAAGTGCTGTTATTAATGACTTGCCAATATTTCCAAACATTGGAATTAAGTTATTTCCAAGAAAAATACCAAGTGAAGAAACCACATTCTTGAATGAACCAAAGACATTTTGACCTGTTGAAATGTTTCCCAAAAAATCCTTCCAAGAAGCTTTTAACATTCCGAATGATCCTGTTAATGTCGTAGTTGCTTCATGCTGTGTTGTTCCTGTGATTTTCAGATTTTCTTGGATAGCATGGATTGCATTGTAAACATCACTTAAATTATTGATATCATAATGAACACCTGTCAGTTTTTGGGCATCAGTAAGCAGTCTCTGCATTTCTGTTTTCGTGCCACCATAACCTAACTTAAGGTTGTCTAGCATTGTATAGTTCTGCTTTGCAAACCCTTGATAAGCGTTCTGAATGTCTTGCATATCAGTGCCCATCTTGTTAGCATTATCTGACATATCCTTCAGCGCAGTATTAGCGACATCCGCCGCTTCGGCAGTGTTGCCACCGCATGATTTAACTAATGCAGCAGCAAAAGAAGTTGACTGCTCCATGTATTCATTCGCTGAGATGCCCGCGTCTCTAAAAGCGCTCTTTGCATAATTCTTGATTGTTTCTGCACTTGAGCCAAAAAGTGTTTCAACACCACCAATGGACTGCTGTAGTTTTCCGCCTTCCATTATAGAATCTGATAATACTTTTCCAATTGAGAATCCTGCCAATACAGGCTTTAAAGCACTTACTAATGCGGATCCAAAACCTAAACCACTAGAAGTACCACTTTCTTGCGAAGGCTTTTCAAGAAGGTTTCTAAGATTTGATTGTATTCCCTTTGCAGAAGGAACGATTTGCACGTATGCTTTACCTAAATTACTCGCCATCTTTTAGCCCTCCTTTTTCAAGTATCTCTTTTCTAGCTTTTTCAAAATCTTCAGCAGTGTCGAAACTTAGCATTTCTTTTATTTCAATATCTTCTTTTAAGAATTTAGAAGCGATAGAAATTGGAGCGTTTCTTCCTTTTTCTGCATCAGTTGTTTTTGACCACCAAATTTTAGCCAAATAATCAACCTCAAGAGCATTAAGCATTGTATTCATATCAACACTCATTCCGTTGTATGCTAACTTGAAACGGCTATTATCTTTCAAACCGATAACCAAAATGTAAATGTATGACGGATTGAATTCTTTATAGTCGTAAATATTATACGTTTCTGCTAAGTCGCAAATTATTTCTTTTTTATAGTCTCGCAGTAAGCCCACGAGACAAATTAGTTTTTTACTGAAACTCCGTCATCTGTCTTCATCGAATTTAAAATATCAAGTATTTCATTTTCAAATCTTTTTGCTGAGATTTTTCCGTCTTTTTTTCTGCAATGTTCTTTTAATCTTTTGTAATCATTTGCGCCTAAAAGCAATTTAGCGAAAGACGGTACACCTGAACCTGTGTTTTCTAAATCATCAATTTTTTCTAAGAGTTCAAAATCATCAGTAACCCTTTTGTCGATTTCTGCTTCAAATCCTGTTTTTGTTTTAACTTTAAAAAATTCCATTATTCGCCCTCCGCTTTCGAATAAAATTCTTTGTGATAAGTTCCATCTTCATAGCCTGTTGCACATGCATACTTCAATTTATATGCAATGACTTCATCATCTTTATAAGTGACATCTGATTTATCTGATACTTTGCATCTAGGAATTACAATTCTTTTCAGAACTTTTCCTTTGTTTAAAATCATATCAATAACGATCATTTTGTAATCTTGTTTATCTGGTGCAATATTGACCGTCATTCCTGTATCAATTGTTCCTTTAACAGCAGTTTCTCCATAGTATTCCTTCTGGACTTCTTCATTCATTGACTCAATGTAAGTGACTTCAAATTCATCTGTAAAATCACTATCTAGTGTTGTGACAACATCACCACCCCAAGATTTCACGTCTTCAGACTTTTCAGAAGTTGAAAACACAACACCGTCATCAGAAACATATCCGCAGCATTTAAAAGAAGAATCTAATTGTGCTTTTGCATCAGTCGGAATTTTTGAATTGTCGCAAGGTGCTTTAAAAATCGCACCACCAATTTTAGGTTTAGCGACTGAAACGTTTTCTTTTTTGTTTGACATAAAAAACCTCCTAACTTTTGAGTATTAAAAAACCAAGTCGAATACGGCTTGGTATCTGTATTTTTTGGTTGTTGTATCAGTGAAGTTGTAATCACTGTTTAATGAGCATTTTGCTATTTCTGGCATTTCGATGATTTCTTCCATGGCATTTTTTACTTTTTCGTTTAATTTAGCAGAATTTAAAAGTGAATCGGCATAGCTTTGAATTGCGACAGTGGCATATCTAGTGTGATTTTCAACATATGATCCTGTCTTTTCGACGACAACATAAGTATCTTCACTTGCATCATCAACTTGACCATATACATTTACGTTTAATTTTCTGCTTAGGTATTCGATAAGATAGATTTCAATAATTTCAATATCCATATTTATTTTCTTCTTGATGACCCAAGCGCTTTAAGTAAATAATTATGTTTCAAGTTTTTGTAATAAGTAGGTGCATCATTCGCACTTACTTTAACATTTGCCCTGTTTTTTCCTACGTACATATCCATCTTATATTCACCTTCACTGCAATTATTAACAACAGAAGCGCCTGTTTCTTTCAGAACTTTCTGCATTTCTGCGCCTTTCATAAGTTCTCTAACACCTTCGCGGTTTAATTCAAATTCAAAACTTTTACTCATATCTTTCGACCGTCACTTTCTTATTCCAATCAAGCGGAATATTTCTGTCAATTCCCTGTATTGGCATGCCAACCGTATGCCATTTATGCCCAAAGAATTCAACATCTACATTATTCCAATCATGATCGTCACTTTTTGGTATCGCTAACTGATAAACACATTTTCTTCTATCTGCTTCAGTGCTTGTCGCAGTATCAGAACTAGAAACAGGAGCCACAAGCACATTATGGACTTCAACAGGTTCAGAACTAGTTAATTCATGATTAAATTTGTCTTTTTCTGTTACTTTTTTAACATATAAAGTAACTGTTATTCCTTTAATTATTGCCATAAATCAATAAAAAAACCTTGTGCATTTCTTGTCAGTCCTAAGCGTTTCAGTTCATTATTTAAAAAGTAAATGTCCTCGCCAGGATTAACATAAGTCCCACTAAAAGAATACCCCAAGGCCGACTCGCTCACTTGTTCAAATGCCCCACGCTCATCTAATTTTTGCATTACTCTTTTAACGCTCGCTAATACAACCATTTTAGCAACGTTCTTTTTGTCATCATCTCTAGCAATAATAAAATCAATGTTAAAACCTCTATTAGATGCCTCAACTCTTAAAAGAGATGAAGCATCTATAAGAAGTAATTTAACTTGTTCTTTTTCTGCATCAGTGAGATGTTTGTTAAATTTTGCCTCGTATTCATCAACTGTCGCAATTGTCTCACTCATTCAAAAAGAACTCCTTTCACTATGCTGTGTGTTTCTTGACTAAAACTGTATCAGATCTTGAAATCATATAACCGTAAACGTCACGACCCTGAATAGCAGAAGCACCAATGTGTTCACCATCTGCTAAATCATTGACTCCGACAGGTACTGCCCAATCATCTACATAGTGACAGAAGATTCTATTTCCTAAAATGAAATCAACCTTATCATCTGTCATGTTGTCGGCTTCATAAACTGTGATTCCACCAATCTGTCCGACTGCTCCTGTCTGAATAACGGCATCACCTAATGCAGAAGCCTTGATGAATTCAGGACATTTTAAAATTAATGCATAAGTTTCAGGCGATACTGCGAGCCACATTTCAGCAGTCTTAAGATGTGCCTTTCTTGCCTGTGTTCTTGCATCAATAATTGATTCATAGATAGATGCCTTAGTTAATGCTTTAGTATCAGTAATAGCAGTACCGTGTGCAATTAATTCATTGCATAAATCAGTATCAACTTGCATGGCCATTGAATATCCGGCTGAATCTAATCTTTCAGCAACTAAATTATCAGGTACGGCACTAGCAACATAGCCATCAACCAATTCATTTACTGCATTGTCATGATCAGTGACTAATGTTTTGTAAGAAGTTGTTGAAGTAGTTAACTTAGTACCGTTCACTTTATCATAAGAATTGACTTTTACTTCTGTATCTCTTACAGGAATCTTAACAGCACCTGCTGTTGGATCGCCCTGATAGTTTCTATTAAATAAATTAATGAATAATGATGTTTTTCTCTGCTTTGCTAAAACAAGAGAAGAGTATCTTTCTCTTAATTCCATGTTCTGAGCCATAAATATATAATCCTCCTACATTGATTAAACTTTTAAATTAGGGTTTAACTCCATGAAATGCTTTTCAACGCCACTCATAGTTCCGCCCTGTGAATTCGAACCTTGAGGAGCACCGGGTGTTCCTTCTGGTTCTTTCTTCTTCGGTTCGACTGATGGAGCAAACATGGACGCTAACTTCTTAGCGCTCTCTGTTAGTTCTTCTTCTGTCTCACCACTTAAAAAGTCGGTAGCGCCAACAGGCAAGCCATTTTGTAATGCCACCTTTGTTTTGAGCGTTCCGACTTCATATCCTTTAACTTTTGTTAAAAGGTCATCTCTTTCTTTTTCTAAAGCTGTATATTTTTCTGTTTCTGCTTTCGCAGCTGCTTCATAAGTATCCTTTAGTTTCTGTGCATCCTCTGCGCTTAAGTATTCAGCATACTTTGCACGTTCTCTTTCAATTCTGTTCTTGATGATTTCGTCAAGTTCTTCCTGTGTTTCAATTGTCTTAAATGGCATTTTTAAATTCCTCCTACTTTTTCAATCCGCAATAGTTGCGTAAAATAAAAAGAAGCGTTTGCCTTCGCTTCTCTTTAATAAAATATTTTCGGTGCTTTTTTCTTCTTGGATTTGTTGCAAATCCAATTAGCCAAAATTACCGAGTCTAATAAAGTTATATCTACATCATCTAATATTGATTTATATCCAAAACCACCATTTGTTCCGATTGCACGTTTTTCTGAATTGGTCGCACTCTGTTTCAAAGACGGCTGACCAAAGTGACACAATGATCCGTCATTTATCGACTTTTCAAAAAAAGCATTCGCTTCAATAACATCCGCGACTTTTGGGAGTGTTATAGGAACATTTATATCTGCATCTCTTAGATTTTCTTTTAAGACAGCCTGTCCGTTCGCACCGTCCACAACGATGCGCTTTACATCTGCTTGTTTTAGAAAATCAATTATCCAACCGTTGCCATCTTTTACCGTTTTTCTGTCGACTACATCGACAAGGATACGTTTATCCTCAGTCTGACAAGCGACCGCTAAGCATACGCTCTCGCCATCTTTAGAATATTTGATGCCTACATATAATTTGCCTATTAAATTAGGAATATAGTCTATTCCTAATCTATCCCATTCCTTTTCAAGGATTGCTGACTTTTGATTGTACTTCAGCCACAACCCGAAACGTTGAATGTTGAAGTCAATCTCGTCGCTAGAATCTTCTACAGCGACAGAACGTTCTTTTAATGTCTGACCTAATGATGGATTACATCTATACCAGATATCTCTATCAGAGACATCTGACATATGTTCGACTGACCACTCAGCCCAACCACAATTTTCAGAATTTCCACTTAAGCAAGATTCTCTTAACTTTTCGAAAACTGTTCCAGAAGAAACAGCGGTCGGCGGTGTTCCACACATAATCGTCTGTGGATTTTCTGAAGAAGTAACAACATACTGAAGTGCTGACTGTTGATCATCAGTATATTCCTGTGCTTCATCAATAATAAGAAGGTCGAACCCTTCACCTAAACCGCCCTTAGAACTTCGTGTTCTAAAATTAATGGTTCCACCATTTTCACCTAAAATACGAATTGTTTCTAATCCGTACTGGGCAGTAGCAGTGTATGCCTTCTCATACTTCTTGGACTTGTCTGCTCTTTTGATTTCTTCGAAACCATTTTCATCAAGCATCTGCTTCAGTTTTTCCCAAGAAGCATGCGACGTTGTTGTTCTATGCGCTGTATGAAGGATTCTTTCACCATGAAGAATCCCCCACAACTCTCTCATGACAAGGATTTCGGACTTCCCATTTCTTCGAGGGATGGAATATCCATACTTCATATGTAGCCATTGACCTTCTTCATCAACGGCCATGATATCCATCATCTGAATTTCTTGCCATTCCATAGCATTACGAGTTGTGTTGTTGTAAAGTTCAACCGCTTCAGAACCTAATGTTTTTTTATAAGGAATGATGTAGCTGTTAGTAGGAGTCTGCTGTCCTATCCTCGAATCTGACATTTTTAAACCCCCTACTTTGTCAATTAAAAATTGGTATCAAACAATCAATTGACATCACCCCGCTTTACTGAATAGTATATTTATTTGTTTAGTTTCTGAGCCTGTTCTATTCTATTTTTAGCAATATTGAAATAGTTTTCATCTTTTTCAATTCCGATGAAGTTTCTATTTGTATTCATGCACGCTACACCTGTCGAACCACTGCCCATTGTAAAATCTAAAACGGTGTCACCTTCGTTGCTGAAAGTTTTCAGAAGGTCTTCTAATAGTTCCGTTGGTTTCTGCGTGGGGTGTACGCTCTTATTAGATGACGGCTTAGCATACTGAAAAACATTACTCTTAGAGTTTGCTCCATTCAGATTAAAGACAGATGGATAATCAACTTTCTTAGCACTCTTTATTTCTTCATAAGGCTTTTTGAAATGTCCTGTTTCTTGTAACTTTTTATAATTCTTTTCTGACGGAATGGCAAATTGTCTGCCATTTCCAAAATAATGGCTTGCCATACATGAGCAACCTAATAATTTGTTAATCTGTGCCATCGTGAGTCCTGTTTTCTCATATTCTTTTTTAAGATAGGTTATTACGTTGCTTTCTGCATATACTTCATCGCCGTAAACCTTCTTTTTAAAGAGAAGCATGACTTCGACATACTTCAGACAATTTTTCTTCGCTCCTAATACGTTACCACTGCAATTTTTTAACCAATACATAGGATATGAAAAAGGCAAGTCAACCGTCTGTTTAGTGATTAGTTCACTTGTATATGGCTCTTGCGAAAATAGAATACACTTGCCATTCGGTCGAAGTACCCTTGTGCATTCTTCTAGCATTTTCTCAGTATCTAAAGCAATATCCCATTTTCCTATCTTATTGAGGTTTTTTCTGTTTCTGTTCTCTCCGTTATCTTCTCCGAAGTCTCCGTACATCGTACCGTAAGGAGGGTCGCACAAAATAAGGTCTATAGAGTTATCCTCTATGTTTTTGAATAACTCCATGCAGTCTCCATTGTATAGTACACTTGAAGCCATTATTAATTGTCTCCGTTTAATACTCCAATGAGTGCCACAATAGCAACAACAAAGAAGCAAATAAGAATCATGACAATGCTAATAATAGTTGGCAGAAATACAATCAACCAACTAAATTTAAATGCTCCTAATAGTTTACCGATTACAAAAATAATTGTAATTAAATTTAAAAAACCAAAGTTCATAAAGGTTAATCCTCCTAAATTAATGTTTTTCTATGCACCCACACTGTGCATTTACAACGTTTGTGACGTTTAAATATTGTATTGTCCATGTCACTCGAATAGTCGTAAGTACCCTCTAGGCTTCTGCACCATTTACAAGCGCCGTGGTCTGCTCGTCTTTCTACAACCTCATAATAGCCAAGGTTATTTAAGAACCTAGCATTTTCTTTTATTGTATCGTCAACACATGACAGTGTGTAATTCTCGACTGATGCATTTAACTCTTCCTGTGTGTCTTCAAAAATGTCAGCACGTGAATATTCCGAACAAATTCCCTCGATTCTATCAAGATTACATTTTGATGTTTTGCCTTTAAAAGGTATATCGTCCTTTTTGTTTAACATACTCTGCACATCTTTAGTGTAATTAGAAACTAGAGCATGATTGTTTTTTAAAAGAGGAGTAAGCACCGACTTAGCAATATTATAATATAACTTCCCGTTTGGAAGTGTATTCCCTGTCATATTTTTTTGAATAGAGTAGTTAAGAAAATCGCTCACTTTTTCAGCGAACGAATAAGAATCCATGTGTGAAGCCTTACCTGTTTCAATCTTTTTTAAAAGCTTTTCAATAGCCTTTGATTTAGAATATTTATTTTCGAAATCCTTTATTATTGCATCAAGGATTTTCTGTGACACATCATCATTCATTTACGGCACCATCTTCATCATCAGATTGACCTGTATTATCTGAACTATTAAACACTTTATTGTAAACAGGTTCATCATCAACGGATGCTTCAATTCCTGTTAAGTCTTCCAATGATCCCTTGTCAAAATAGCCATCAATAGACTGATTAATCTTTATTACTCCATCGCCAATACCTGAAAGCATAGTCGCATCAATCTCAAATACAGGCTTCCAACGAATTTTTAATTTTGCGAATTGCGAACGTTTAAACTGAAAATTGCTTTCTAATGATTTAGCAAGAAAAGCCACGTTGATGATTCCGACTTCAAAAGTTTCTTGTGCAGAACGTGCCATTAATCTCAGACTTTCATGTGTTGCTTTTATTGCTTCAGCGCTTGAAGGATTGGAAGTTGTAAAACCTAAGTCATCCAATGTCAATCCTGTTTCTCCTGAGAACATTGAAGCAAGTGTTTTTAACTGATCGTTATAAGGTGACATTGACTGCTGTTGGAACTGTCCGACTGTTGGAGCGTTGCCGTCTTCATCTCGTGCAAATGCCATCATAGCCGACATGACCATTTTCCATTTATCAAACTGCTCCACTCTATTATCTAATCCTGTTACCCATTTTTGAGGGAATGAGTAGAACTGAGCAGAAACGCTCATAAGCCTTAATGTCTCTTTTGCATCATCCACATACTTCATCAACGAATCAGAAATAAGGCTTCGTCCAAAAGGTCTAGTTGCATCAGGATTATAAATAATCGGAACTAAAAGAGGATAATCAAGAACATTATTAATATCTTCTATTGGTTCGCTATAATCCTGATTACTGAAATATTGCGTTTTTCCTTTTGTAAAATATGCTTCTAATGACGGATCTCCTGTGTAACTATCTCTTTCTAGTACTGCATATCCTTCTGTTAGCAACATAGTAGATGTATCAATAACACCAGTTGCATTGTAGCCGTCAATTACTTGTAGTCTAGCCGTGCCGTCTGTGTTCTTAGAGATATAGACAAAGTCGCATGATGAAATGATTGCTCCTTTAAACATTGTTTTAAACAATACATCTCTGTTATTCCTTACAAAAATATCATTTACTAGCAATTCATCATCATGGCCAAAAGAAGAAAATTGCAAACGATTTGCAAGTGAATCTACTGCTTTTGGAATCCATCCAACTTTTTTAGTAATCTGTTGCATCTTCTTATTTTCTGTGATTGCTTGTGAGTTGTCCATTTCATCTTTTTGATTGTAATACTTATAACATGTATCAACTCTTGTTTGCTTGTCTTTTAAAAGAGCCTTTAGATATTCGATTCCTTTATATGCCATAATACCTCCCTAATTTAGCGTATGAGCGCCGTTTATTTTATTGTTATTCTTGCTTGTGATATCCTTAAACGCTTCTTAGGCGCTTCCTCATGATTTCCTAGGCTATCGCTGTGAGCCATGTCAGCGAGAAATTTGTGTAGACGGCGGGAAGAAGTGATTCCATACCCTTAGGGTATGCATAGCCGCCTAAAAATAAGACAACAAAAAAAGGTTCATTAAGAACCCTTATATTTAGTCCAATCCACTTTATGAGGAAGATCATTATTATTTATTTCTGTGTCGTGCTTGACAGTCACACGTCTGAATAGTTTGTCGCTCTTCTCTCGGTTGCATATCCAATGTGCAAGTTGAAGATTATCCATGTCGCTCGGATGTCCACCTTTCGCAATTGGTATGATGTGGTCAATGCATGGAGACATTGGATGAGGATACTTCTTTGTAAAGTCTACAGGCTTACCGCATATCCCACAGACAGTTTGTGTAGCAAGTATCTTCTTTTTATTTAAAGAAAACTGTCTTCTATGACTGCTTATCTGTTGATCTGGTCTATTCCCTTTAGGCATGATATCTGTTCCTATTCTTTTCTAGTGACTTTACTTTTTCTTTTCTCTCATCATGAGGCAAGAAAGAATACTCGTACTTCTCTCTTCCGCAAATCATGCAGCGCAACACAATTGTTTTCTTATCGCACTTTCTATATTTATCGTATTCAGTATAACTGTCACTCTCATAATACTGACACCAATGCTTTTTCAAACCTTGAGACATTCCATTTATTAAACTCCTTATAAAATAAAAAGCACTCGTCGGAGTGCTCTGTTTCTTTATGTTTTAGTACACTATCATATTACTACAGAAATAAATACAGTGCTAAATAACATAATATATAATTATACATATTTGGATTAGATTATATAACTTAACTCCTCAATTGCCTCTTTAATCAGTCGCTTAACATTGGATTCTGAATATTGCATAATATCAGCAACCTCGCAGAAGTCCATGCAGCATATGTATTTGAAAAATAACACATCTCTATGCGTGATATTGGTTAGCTTTTCAACGTTGTCCCTTATTTCTGACATCTTATCAACATAATTATCTTTCATCAAAATAAAGTCATTTTTAGTCTTTGGCTCTGAGTATGATCCTGTTGGACTGTCTTTGTATGAAATAGACTTCACACCAACTAGAACATTCTCTAAATATTCGACTCTGTTCTTCATATTCTTATATGACTTCAAATAATCTCTTGTTTCTTCAAACGTCATCTTGCTACTCCTTTATGCAGTTAAACAAACCCATAGTACTATTAATAATGTGAGTACTAAGCAAGTAATAATATTCATGGCTTTTCACTCCTTTCATAATTTAAAAGAATCTGCACTGCTCTTACTCTGCCTTTTCTTCTAGGTTTTCAGATGTCAATACAGATTCTTTTTTATTGATAAGCCATTAAATCCATGAGATTATTGAAAAGAATCTATTAGGAGGGTTATCCTTTTAGATTTTCTTATTTAATTTTTTTCTTATGAGTTAAATATAAAGAATTTAATGGCCTATTAATTATCTAATGTATTCAGATTGTAGAAATTGAATTAGATCTAAATACTCTTTATAAGTTGTTTTCTTTGTTGTTTCACAAGAAGAAGATATGATCTTGTTTTTTCCGCTTCTTGTCCTGTCAACGCATATAATTCTTGAAGCGTCATATCTATCTTTATTATACCAGAAATCACCATTGCGTTGTTTAGCTCGAAAATTTTCTAAGTATTTGAGTCTTTCTTCTGCTAGTCTTCTATCAAAGAATGCCTCAGAAAATACGATTGTATTTCCTCTTCCTCTAAAATTAATTCTGAACGGAAATCCATCAACAAATGACCTAGTATCTAATTCTATACTTACTCTATTGAGGTTGATGATTGAAAAGTGCGTTCTTAAGTATTCCTTTTCTTTTTCATTTCTTGGGCGTCTGAAGATTTTGAATACTTCAACAAAATTACATTTTGCACAGTCATTTTTTCTTAAAGCATTTCTATAAATTCCCTGATTTCTTTTAATACTTAACGGCTTTTCTCTTTCAACAAGTTCGACTGTAAAAGGTATGTTTTCAATGATGCCTTCTTTTTTGCTGATATTTAGCAGCATGTTGTATTTTCTCAAAGCAAGCGGTTCATCACTATTTGCATGTGCTTCAACTCTGTATGCGACTACATCGAAATAGTCTCTTACTCTCGTAAGGCTTCCGCACCCAAGAAACTCTCCATTTTTAGCATTATAGACATAATATGTATTTGTTCTTTTGCCCACTTTTAAGTCTCCTTTATTGTTTGTTTAAATTTATATTCAAAAATCTTTTTCTTAATCTTATAAACTTCTGTTTTTCTACCTTTAACATCTTCCACAACTCTAACGTTATTGATGTAATAGACGAAATCAGCAACGTACTTCATGTTCCTTCTTTTTTTCTTCTTGCCATCAACAACGACTTCAAAAGATGGGATCAATTCGAAAGGCACCTGTAACTGTAAATTATGAATCAATCCATCTTTTTCCATCTGCTTCAGTTCTAAATAACGTTTTGCTTCTTTTTTAGAATCGAATGTGAATCCGTCAACTGTAGTTTTTCTTGAATTGTATTTACTCATTGATTGCCTCTAGTAGTTTATCTGACTCCATATCTTGCCACGTTTTAGTGCTCTTTATGCAATGTATAGAGAAATCAAACGCTTCTTTTTCTTCTTCAAGCCTTGCAAGTTTATTATAAAGTCTTGCCATTTCTTCATAATCATTAGAACTATGATTCAAAAATAAGTTTTTGCTCATGTGTTCTATTTCTTTTTTATAATGGTTGATTAATCCTTCAATAGCCTTATAGTTAAACTCTAACGTTTGAATTACTTTTTCTATATCGTTATCCATTGTTTAACTCCTCTAGAATTGAATATCATCATCTTGCAGCATGTAGCCATTTTCTGCATACTGCTGAATTGGTTCATTAGGCACATAATTATTTACAGGTGCTTGAGTTGTTTGATAGTATATTCTGGTATTAATAAACTGCACTGACTCTGCTACAACTTCAGTAACATATACCTTTTGTCCTTGATTGTTCTCATAATTTCTTGTTTGGATTCTACCATCAACAGAAACAAGTGAACCTTTACTGCAATAGTTAGCCGTATTTTCTGCAACCTTGCCCCAAGCCACAATGTTTATGAAGTCGGCTTCCTGTTCATTTTCTTTCTTGAAGTTTCTTTCAACGGCTAGATTGAAAGAAGCAACAGCCTTTCCATTGCTTGTTCTTCTTAGTTCAGGATCTCTTGTAAGTCTTCCGACTAATAAAGCACGATTTAACATTTTAATTTCTCCTTTTTTAAAATATAAACAAAAACACAAATAATATATATAAGACTGCTACGAGTAAGGCTAAGATGTACATCTCAATCACCTTACAAATAGAAAGAAACAATTAAAGATACATAAATAACGACTGCGATTACTACTAACAACATCATCAGCTCAATGATGTTTTCCACGTCTTCTTTTGCTTTCTTCTGCATTCTACATGCTTCTACCGCTAGGTTAGCACTGTCTTCTCTAATTTTTGAATTCGCTGTCTTTAGATTGCAGCAAGTAGCCGTTAATTCAGCATTCTTTGCTTTTTCACAATTTAGTTCATCTTCTGTATCTTTTAATTCTTCTTCTAAGCAGCTTACTTCACTTTCTAATTCTTCAATCTTACTTTGGAGTTCAGTGACTTGTTCTTCATGTAGCTCCATTGAAATAGTATTCATTTCATTTATCTCCTACATATTCATATTTTTCTTCATACAATTCAATCCAATCGTCATAATCCATAAAAGCGATATCCATGCGATGCCATGTGAAGATAAACCATGCAAGCATTGTTGTGAAGAATAATATATCTCCTAATCCGTTCATAAATTGATTAACGTATTCCATAATCGCAATAGTTCCAAATGTTACAGGATATGTCGCAACTGATGTTATAAAGAATATATTGTCGTTTCTTTTGTACATCTCTAAACGTGTTAGAGTCGTTTTCTTTTTAGCCATCTTCTACAACTCCATTTCTACATCTTCCAATAAATCATTATTAAAATCCTTGATGACTTCATCCTTCTTATGCTCTGTTAAGTAATCAATTAACTCGTTAGTATTGATACGCCACTCATAACAACCTTTTGAGTTATTAAACCAACGCATAGACTCAGCAATCCACTCGTCCCTTTTTAGGTATGGATTATATGTCTTTACTTCAATTACGTTTACGACTTTATCGCCAAGATCCAATTCTTTTACTCTTAAACCTTCCAGATAAGAATCTAGAATTTTCCAATTATCTTCATTTTCGGTAAATTTTCGTCTTTCATTTCTATTCTTCAACATTGTTATGCTCCTCTTTTTCATAATCATTTTTTTAATAGTCCTAATTTATTTGCTTCAGCGAGATTCATTCTTTTTTCTAACATATTCAATGATATTTCTGTTAGACTCTTCAAGAAGTTCACTGTATTTTTTGTGCAATTCTTTATTTTCTTTCTTTAATTGTGCCCAGTCATAAGAAAGTTTTTCGTGTCCTTCATATAATTCGTTATATTCTTCTTGTAACTTCTCTTTTTCAAGTTCCATTTGTTTAATGTAAATATTGGTTGCAGATTCAACAATAGTATTTTTTAATCCATCATAATCAGTCCCACGATAAAATTGTCTAGTTACTGCGTTTGCTATCATGTTTAATGTTTCTTCATAAGTCATTGCATACGTCTCCCTTCAATTTAAAGTCTTTGATATATCTATCATGATTATGCTGCCTTATATATGATTTCAAATCATAGTCATTGAAATTTCCTCCCCAAACCCAATAACTTTTCCATAAATGATAAAACTCTGAACATACTTCGCGCCATCTCAATTCGTTTAAATAATCATCAAAACGTAATACCTTAATTTTTTTTACAAAAAAGTCATCACTTAACTTTAGCGTAAGAACTTTTAAATCTTTACTTAAGTATTCAGTTTGCCAGTTACTATCATCTTTAATAAACTGTTCAATTTGTTCATAATTCTTTAGCATCTTCAACTACCTCACAATTAGCAAGAATATCTTTTATTGATGTTGCTGTTAAATCAGACCATTTTATAAATTTGAATAATTCATTTAAAAATACTATAGTTGTAAATCCTCCACCATTTAAAAGAACGCTCCAATCATCACCACTTTTTATAGGTTCGTTCTCATAAATAAAAACTTCTCCAAGTTTATCTCTAGCAATGTACTTATAGCCTTTATCGTTAAAATACTTGAACAATTCATATTCTAATCGTGTTAATAAAATAGTTGGACTATCCATGATAATAGGAACTGCAATATCTGCAACAACTGAGACACTTTCTTCTATAGCGCTATTAAATCCGATATCATATAAGTCACTATGTTCATCATGCTTTAGATTTTTAAGTGAATTAATGATTGTCTGCTTAGTATCGTTAAATACTTCTACTAGTTCGTTATAATCATTTTCTAAATTCTTACATGCGTTTTTTGCTCTTATATACTTATCTTTATAGATGTTTACTTGCATTTTCTTCACCCCATTCATTTTTAATTTGTTTTCTTGCAACTAAGAAAAGGTAATACTCTATGACACCACTGTCAGGATCTGCCATATTTCTTTTAGCAAATTCATCATATATTTTGTGCTCGTCATATGCTGCAGCGACTTTTTCCCAAAAATCATAGCCACCAATTATTCTACCGTTTGCGATTGCTAGTCGTAACGCTTCCCTGTATATTTTGATGTTATAATATGCAGCGTTTTCTAAAATAAACTTATTACGAATTAGTTCTGTATTTTCTTCTTTCAATTGCTGTATTTTATTTTCTAATTCTTCCACAAACTTAGAAGAGTACGTGATTTCTTTTAAATTCTTTTTGTCCATATAATCACTCATCGCATTCCAAAAATTCAATAGACATAATATTATTTACATTTATACCAACATCATCAATCTGACTTCTACCCTCGAAAACCCACTCATGAATAATTGATTTCGCTTCATTTTTTGAGATGCCAATGTTATATCCTCCGTAAAAATTACCTTTTACATATTTGGCTAAATTATCATCTGAAGGAATAACTACGTATCTAGATCCATCTACTAGATAGATATTTATTTGTTTAATATTTTCCATCAAGAACACCTCTAATCTTAGATAACTTATCGTCTAGCATTCTCATTTCGCATTCTATACACTCTGTATCATATTCAGTGTCAGCAAGAACATCTTCTAAATTATCGCAATATTCTTCTAACGCATTAATATAACTGTCTCTATCAAAAAGAGCATCACCGCAGTTAACATGTTTAGTAAATTCCTCTTTTTTAGGTTTCTTTAAACCTTCAGCATCATATATACTGTTTGACTCTTTAATCCAATGTAAGAAGCCATCTTTTGACCAAAATGGACAGTCATAGCACCATTCATCTTCATAATTAGAGTTTTTGCAAGGCGCATTTACTTCTTTCTGCATCTCTTCAGGCATTTGGTCTATAGCGAGACAACAAGCACATTTGCCGTTAACTTCATTGTTTGCAATGAAGCTAGCAAGTGCTTTTAACTTAGCATCACTAACAATCGCCATATTTTTCAGCCTCCTTTTTGAGTTCTTCCTCTTTTTGGATTGCTCTTTCTATTTCTCTGTTGATCTTCAATTTCTGGTAGTCTCTTACTTTATCAACATCCAAGTATCCTAAACATACTAACTCAGCAATACAGATTAATACATCAGCCACTTCTTCATGAAGATTATCTTCATACTCATCATGAAAGCCATATCTTTTTACTTTTGTGATGGCTTGGATTAACTCAGCACATTCTTCTGATGCGATTGTGAGAGTTAGATCATCACCATTAATGTGTGCCACTTTATCCAATCCTAAAATTATGCTCTGCGGATATTTTAATAATTCCACTACTCTTCCAATTTCTTTAAACATCTCTATCCCTCCAATACAAATGTAATTAACTGAGCACCTAGAATATTAGCCAAGTTTTCAGCTTCTAATTCATCAGTGAACACCTTTGCCTTTTCTGCATTTTCTTTTAAAGTGACTGAATCACTTGATGTATTAGTTACATATAATTTTCTTAACTTTACAAGATACAATCTATTCATAATCCTAATTCCTCCATCATTTTTTCTAATTCTTCTTTTTCTTCTTCAGTCATTTTTCTTCTTTTCGGTTTCTTTCTTTTTGCTATTGGTATATGCTGCTTAGCCTTCTTTTCTTTTGCTACTGCTAAAGCAAAGTTATTTAGATTAGTTATCTTCTCTAGTCCATAGCATTCACATGTTTCTATTACTTCATCAGCAACCTCTTCAAATCCATTTTCAATAAGAAAAGATTTTAAATCAGACATGTCAGAGTCATTGACATACAGTCTCTTTTCTTCTTTACTTCTTTTATTCTTATTACGGTGCACTTCTTGGTGCACTTCTTGGTGCACTTCTTGGTGCACTTCTTGGTGCACTTCTTGGTGCAGTTTAGCACCACCTACTTGATTATCCGACTGGTATCTATCCCAATTTAGCACCGTCACTTTAGTGCCTTTACGCTGGATATCAAGTTTTATTTTTCCGCATTCTTCCAAAAGTGCGAGGTACTTTTTAACTGTATGTTTTGACATGTGACATCTTTCAGCGACTTGATTGAGGGACAGAATACACTGTCCTCTCTTAATCAGATCGCCGTGGTAATAAAAGTTAGATGGGTTTGTGTGTAGAAGAATATCAATCCACAGATGAAGCATTTTAGAATCTCTATATACCTCGTCATAATCCATCATGTATAACTTTATCCATCTTCCTTCACTGCCCATCTTTCTTAACTCCTTTTAAATTACTTCTCCTGTTTCTTCATCAACGACATTAACATCTGCATCAACCCATTCGTTTGGCTTGTCTAAAATGTCTTTGTTTTCTTCTCCGACATCAAAATTCTTGACTGCTTCATCCTGTGCCACTGCCTTAACGAATTCAGTTTTCAATGGCATATACTTCAACAACTTCTTGAGTACTGTCTTTTTAGCCATTTCATCAAAAGCGCTCTGCCAAGGACCATTATTATATGTTTTTGAGTACTTCTTAGCATGTTCCATGACATCCTCGTAACTCATGACCTGGAAGCCTTCACCACCGTTGACGAGTTTAAAGACTGCATAATAATAGATTGCTTTTCCTCGTCCTGATTGCGCTGGAACGTGTCTTAACTTAGGATTTAAACCAAGTTCATATTCGAATAAATCCCCTTCTCTAACTACTTCGGCCGTAATGCTTCTTACTTCGCCTGTTCTATACGCTAGATCAAGCATGCCTTTATAGCCTAGTTGGAACTGGCACTGATTGCCGTATGGAATCAAATATGCTTGACCAAGTGCCGTGTTAGGTTCGACACCTAACTGTGCAGCAATGAGAAGCGCACCAATAAATGATTGAGGTGTACATTTTGCCAACTTAGGATTATTTGTGACTGCCGTCATTGCAATACGGCTGAAACGTTCAGGAGTAATTACGCTAGGCAATGCTTTAGCAATTTCTCCTTCATATGCCTTAATATATTCCCTAATGCTTTGAGGCTTATGCTTTTTAGCAACTGCCTGTTTAGTGGTATTCGTAATGATACCTCTCTGGTTAACTTCTGCCATTATTTATTCTCCTTTTTTTCTTTTAATGCTTCTTCTTTTTCTTTTGTATATTTTTCTTGTAGTTCATGATTGAAGTAACAAACAAAATCTTCAAATGAAAGGGTTTTAGGCATATCGTCCATATCAAGTTTATGTTCAAGCCATTTATTAAATGGTGTAAACTCATATTTTTCCGTATCTTCGTTATAATTGCACTTCACCTTATTCCAATTTATGAAAACATCTTTAAAGATTTCTTCTTTACCTTTTTCAATCATTAACTTATCAATGAAAGATACGCTTTTTTCTGCACTTCTAATTTTAGGTACTGCATTCTTTAAACGTTCGTTTTCCATTTCTAAAACATCAATATAATCATATAAATCTAGAATATTATTAATTTCTTCTTGTCTTCTTAACATTATTTTTTCTCCTTTACATAAAATTTTCTTGATGTGGTTTCTTTTAAGTACTTCTTATAAAGTTCTGGATTCTCTTTCTTGAAAGTTGTCTTGTCGAAACTTTCACTTTTTGAAGTCTTCCACTTGATCGTTGCATTTTCTACTTCTGCATATTCAGCCTCTTCCATTTCTGACTTGATGACGTTCTCATATGCAGTCTGCAATTCCTTCAAAGCTTTTATTCTTTTCTTGATTGAAAGTAACTCTTTCACACTGTCTTCTGCTTCATGCCCTAGAATGCATTCTTTATCTTGAGACTGCCATCTTAAGTTCAGTGTATCTTTTGTACTTTCGGAAGCATCAACCTCAGGAGCTTTTCCACTTTCTACACAGTTCCAGAAGTCCTGTTCCGCTTCAACGAGTGCTTGAATTTCTTCTTCGTTTCTATTAATCTCATACCAATAGAATCCCTTGCCCATCACAAGAATTGCAATATACCATTTTTTGAATCCTGTGACAGCCATGTAATGCATGCATTGACAGTAATAAGAAGGCGGTATGTCACCGTTCTCGAAATCACATCTTGTCAATGCACTGGCAGTCTTACATTCAAGCCCTGCCTTTTCACCAACAATTAAACGGTCAACATTTGCGAGCATGAACGGATGCTTTTCAGATTGAAAACTATATTCTGAAGTAACAACTTTCTTTCCTGTTGCTTCCATGAATCTGTCAGCAACATATTGTTCTAGATCTCTGCCGACTCTCATTGCTTCGTTATCTACTTCCTCGTTTGGAAGGAGTCCACTTTTTTTTGCCCAGAGAGTATAAGCACTCTTATATTTGTTCAATCCAAGAACCGCTCCCACATCAGAACCACCAATGCCCTTCATGCGGTCATTTAGCCATTCCTCGTGGGTTTTTGGTATTTTGTGCATTATTACACCTTTCAATGTTTTTCACCTCTCACACGCTAAATCATTGTATATTCAGCGAATAATATATTTAATCCTAGTGAACAGCAGAACACTATTTTAATTTGTGGGTCGTTCCAGTTATTGCCTGTCAATACTCCACTCACAAGACAAATAAATATAAATGCGTTTGTCAGAATTAATAACAAAAGTTTTATTCTACTCATTTCATTTTCTTCCTTTCTGTGATAAACTATGAATTGTCTGATTTTTATCAATCTTTTTCGAAATAGATAAAGATTGTTTTGGGAAGAAGAGGTCTAAGCCTCTTCTTTTTCATTTGAAAAATCGAATAACTTCATGAACATTTTTGTGAATGCTCTTGCCACTAATTGCTTTTTGAGTTCTTTTTGTGGATTTTCAACAACATCTTTAAGAATTTCTTTTGTTGTTTCTTTATTTTCTTCAGAATTTAAGCCATCAAGTAATAATCTGATTAACTCTGTAATTATTACAAGTAGGTCTGAAGTTTCTGATCCGTGTGCATCAATTTCAATGCTGTCTTCTTTAATAACTCCTGTAATTTGAATTTTATTTTCTTTCATTTTCCTTTTCTCCTTTATTTATTTTCTTGTTTAACTCGATAATTTTTCTATCGAGTTTTTTAATTTCTTCCTTTGAAGACTTATATTCTTCAATAAGCCCTTCAACTAGTTTTTGACTTGGTTCTTTCTTCAAGCCGTTCATATAATTTTCAAAGCCAATTCTAGGGATGTGAACGCTTCTTCTTCCATTTGTTTCAATAACAATCCCTGGCAGTTGTCCATTCTGTACGGCTTGAATTACAAAAGCCTGTGATTTATGCATGATTTCGGAAGCTTCTTTTACTGTGATATTAAGATCCATATAAATCACCTCATCAAATAACTTCCAAAGCGCTTAGAACATCTTTAATCATGGCGATACCACTGTCACCTGTTACATTTACAATCATTTCTTGATTGCCTTCAAACAATCTGATGATAACTTCTTCACTGCCATCATTGCCTTTGCTGTAAAGAACTTCAGCAATTTCATCTTTTAAATATCTTGTTCTGCTCAAGGCTTCAATGAGATATTTTAGAATATCTTCTTTATCTTCCATTTTCTTCACCTCTTTCGATGAGTGGAAGGATTCCGTCATTCTTCATGAGATCGTAGATAAACAATCTTCCTTTTTGAGTCCAATAAGTATGGACATGAGCGTGCGCCACTCCGTTTTTATCTTGAGTAAATGATGTTTTAGTAGATGTGAATCCTTTTTCGGCATATTTCTGATAAAGAAGCCAAACACCGTTTTGCTTAAATTGAACACCTTTTTCGTGCAAGTGTTCATTCATTTTGATAGCACTCCATCCGTAGTCCTTAGCAATTAAAGAGATTGTTAAGAGATCATCGCAATTAAGAACCACGTCATAATATGATGCTTTTGGCTGCAGTTCTGCAATCTGCTGAGATTGGATTTTATTTTCTAATAGAAGAGCATCACATCTACTCTTCAGATATTCCATTGTTCTCTGCACCAAGAATTCAGGATTGTTTAATTTCTGTTCCATTTCATTGAAAGCTTTGATGTATTTCATCTTCCATTCAAGTGCTTCTTTTCCAGTGAACCCCATCACGAGAAAACTGAAACCATCTCTGTTCATGTAATACATTGGGAACTCTTGCTTATTCTGTTCATGAATGTAACTAGATTCATAGAATAGGCTGGCTGAATTTTGAGCCACCCCAATTAACTCATGAATAGTTTTTAATACATTCTTATGCTTTTTGTTGAAATTCTTAGCAACTTCAACACTACTAACTAACATTTGATTGTCTTGATATTTGATTTCAATTCCGTTCATTTCTTTTCCTCCTTTTAAAGTTTAACTAATTTAAACTTGTTTTGTAAAAAAATAAGAGCCTATTTCGCTTGATGGAATTTCCAACATTTCAGAAACTTCAACAATATCATCACTAGAAAACCTAAATCCATTGTTTAATTTCTTAGAGACTGTATTCTTACTCTTTCCCCACGCAATCGAAAATTTGCTGATTGAGCCATATTTTTCAATAATACGACCTCTTAACTTATTGTGATTAAATTTGATTCTAACCTCAGTCATTTCTTTTTCACTCCTTTCTTGACTACAATAATAGTTTAACGCTTTTAAACTACTTTGTCAATGATATAGTTTATTTTTTTTTAACTTTTTGATTGATACAGCAATCAATGCATTGTATAATATATATATAGAAAGGAGGCGATTATAATGGAAGAATTAGAAGAAATCAAAACGAGGCTAAGAAAAGCGCTCAATGCCAGAGGGATGACACAGAATGAATTATCTAAAAAAACGTGTATTCCAAAAGCCTCGATTTCTCAATATTTAAGTGGCTATGCGAAGCCTAAAGACAATCGTATTTATGAAATTAGTGAAGCACTAGAAATTGATCCTGTGTGGCTTCTTGGATATGATGTGCCGATGGAAAAATCAAAAGTTAATTATGATGAACTGCTTGAATTGCTAGACAATTATTGCACCGCTAAAGATATCGAGAAAATCACTGCTTTTACAAAAGATTTAGTTAGAAAATAAAAAAAGAGCACTCTAGAATGCGGATCTAGAGCGCTCTGCCTAAAAAAGAACAGTTGTGTTTCTTTCTATTACATTTTAAGATAAAAAAGGAGATATTACAATGGGATTTTTTGATTTATTTAAAGAACAGCAAGAGCCAACTAAAGACAATGCTACTTACTACGAATTAGATATGACTTCTGCTGCATATTATCAGGATGATTTAAAGAAACTGGTTGAAAAGATTGTACCAATTGACAATGATTATTTTGCTGACAATTTTAAAAATTGCCAAACACTTTATAAGTACGGAATTTTTGAAACATGCGAGTTAAATTTTTTTGAGGACAAGAAGAACGATCATGATCATAATGCCGTTAGCGTTAATTGGCGCTTGCGTCAGATTGGCTATGTTCCAATGACTCACAGCGCTCAATTTAGGGAGTGGTTGAAAAAGAGAAAAATATATAACCCTTCAATTGTTATTTATGGTGGGCCAATTAAGATTCTAAGGGATGATAATCTAGTGACAGTGGAGGAACATCCGTTTAAAATCACTTTGAAATTCTTCGTCAAAAACTACTGATTAAAAAAGAAAAAAGCCTTTACTAATGGGTGAAGTAAAGGTTTCTTTCGGTAAATCTAAGTTTTTACAATATTCAGAAAGGAGACAAACAAGCTAATGAAATTACCAATCAAAATGATAAATGTAAGCCAACATGCTCGAGGACGCTACTCTCTCAAGCACAAATATATTATATCACATTATTTTTATGGTTGTTTAATCAGACCAAAAAATTATAATGCCTAAATTTAGAAGAAGACCAAACAACACAGGAACGGTCGTTAAATTGAGTGGCAGAAGAAGAAAACCGTACTGTGCGAGGGTTATGTCAGATGATAGGAATATCATTACTGGAGAAAAGAAACAGATATCCATAGGCACGTTTGAGACGAGAGAGGAAGCACTTAACGCTTTATCTCTCTATTCTCTCCAGAAATCAAACAAGATAACAAATAGAGAAGCACAAGAGATTGCTCCTGATCTATTCGTTAGAATACAAGAGAAGACACAGAGACACGTGCCAACATTTAAAGAAATCTACGATATTTTAGATAATGAAGAATTTAGCAAGAAATCAGTATCAACTAGAAGATCCTATGCAAGTTGGATTAAATGCTTTGAATCTATTTATGAAAGACAAATAAATACAATCACTCTTGCTGATCTGCAGTTTATCTTTGATAATTTAAAAATTGGCAACGGCGGTCAATCACATGCTAAAGCGTTATGCACTAAGATATTTAAATATGCTGTCGTACATCAGCATATTAAGCGTGATGATGATTATACATCATATATTAGAGTTGTTGAGCCTGTCGAATCAACTAAACATTATGCGTTTAGCATAGAAGAAATTAAGCAGCTTAAACAGTTAGATACACCAGAAGCGCATATACTATTGATCTATATTTATACAGGTTGCAGAAAATCGGAACTAATGAGCATTGACAGAAGCAATATACATATTGACGAGCCTTGCGACGATGACGGCACAGAAATGTATATAAGTTATTTAGTTACTGGTTCAAAAACTGAGGCTGGAAGAAATCGAATCATACCGATCCATGAAGATATTAAAAAGTATGTAATTGATGAATTGTTGAAGGACGGTAAAAGACTAGTTGATTATAAAAGACATGCTTTTGAACAGAAAATAATACTTAAATTAAACGATGAACTAAGTATGAAGCACACTATGCACGATACTAGAAAAACATTTGCTTCACTTTGCCAGATGAATCATATTGATATCTACATAAGAAAGAAAGTACTGGGACACAAGATGAATGACATCACTTTCGACATCTATACCAATGAGTCTAAGAATATACTGTATAAAGAGATCAATAAGATTAAAATATAGCATTTATCGCTATAAGTACTCTACGTGAGCATAGATGCGGAGCACCTAATAGGGTGCTTTTTTTAATTTTTGCCAAAGAAAAAGAAACGTAATTATTACGTTTCTTTCTTCCGCACCGAGTGCCACTAAATGAAATTATTATGGAGAATGTAATATGATGATACATGCAGCAAGCGAACCAATACTTGCTACATCATTATTATATCATATATGCTCAATATGTATAGATACTTTGTTACTAGTTTGTTACTAGTTTTACGTTTTTAGGCGATTACTATTGTCACTTTTTGGCTTAAAATCAAGGTTTTTGACTTATTGACATTTCAATCACTGAAATGGCCACTGCCTATGGCAGTGCCCTTGGACTTAATACAAATGGATTATTAATTGCCTTATTAGTGACTCAGATTGTTGCTTTCCCATTTGCGCTGATTTTTGGACGTTTATCTAAGAAATACCCTACAGATAAACTTATTAAAGTATGTATTATTGCCTATACTGGTATTGCCTTATTTGCGATTCAGTTAGATAAACAATGGGAATTCTGGATCTTAGCTATTTTTGTAGGTATGTTCCAAGGAGCTATCCAGGCATTATCTCGTTCTTATTTTGCGAAGATTATTCCACCTAAGAAATCAGGTGAATATTTTGGTTTATTTGATATCTGTGGTAAGGGTGCATCCTTTATGGGTACAACTCTTGTAGGGCTCATTTCACAGCTTACAGGACATATGAACTTAGGCGTGGCAATGATTTCAGTCATGTTTGTGATTGGATTCTACTTCTTCCAGAAAGCGGCTAAACTGTGAAATAAATGAGCTGTAACATATGCGTTACAGCTCATTTTTTAGTCTATTCTTTCAAATACCATTGTAGCCTGAATCTTATCTCCTCCAAGGAATCCTTTTGATCCAGAAGATGAAGTAGAAATAGTATGTAACTTATATCCTTTTTCAGCCTGCTTATTGATTTCAGCCTGTAGATTCGTCAAACTCTTTGTACCAGAGCCTGTACCTAGAAACTTTTCAGTAAGTACCACCTGCAATACAACATACTTATCTCTATTATCATGTGAAGCTTTACCTGCAACATCATCCCACATAAAAATACCTCTCTTCTATATTTCTATTATAGTAGAAATGATTCTTAGATGCGTTGAGTAAGCCTTTGACAGCACCTTATTTAAGGTGCTTATTTAATATTTTTATATTTTGTGACTTTAATAGATTCAGTAAATAATCATAATTATCCGATAAAGCATCTATCTTAATCAATTTCTTTCCCATCTTATCATACAAAATCATTGCTTCCTTCTTATCAATAATTACTTGTCCAATATCAGTGATAGATAATACCTTCTTAACATGAAATATTCTATGTATCTCTAATTGAGAATCATTGACTAATACACCCTATATAGATGCCCAGATCACTCCATATAAACCAATACCCCCAAAGATAGAAGAAACATACAGATGTCCCATCTCTACGGTTTCATTGCCTTTCAGATAAAAATAACTAAATACAAGAAACATAATCATTCCTAGAATGAACTGTGACATACAGGCATACTTCAACACTGCTGGTGCTTTGACTCTATAATGTGTAGTACTTATGTTTTCATCAGTCGTTTTACTAGATAAATGAGATATCACTTCACCAATAACACCTAGCACAATCGCAATAATTATATATCTAATTATCGTTTCTATCATATCTGTTCACCTCTTATACATAAATTATATTGTATCCATTAATATACTACAAGACACAAAAGAATCCCCTAGGATTTCCTAGAGGATACTTA